CCATAGAAGGTAAAAAGTGCTACGATAACTCCTACACTGATAGCAAGAGTAATGTTTGGATCTGCATTGTAATGTGGGATGATTGCATTACACTTAGTCCAAGTACCAGGTAGAGTATACACTGGTGGGCATGATGCGATTAGGTCGCGTATAGCGAGCATTTCTCCTGGTCCCATTAGTTAAAATTACACTCCATCATAAGTTGAGTTAGACATGCTAACAGATTAATTTCTTGATCTGCTACGAATGCAGATTTGTATTGATAGTCTGCAATAATTAGAACTGCTGCTGCAGTGCTAGGACCATCCATAATAGATGATAGATTATCGTAGATCTGTCTTAGGATAGCAGCAGGATCTGAATCTAGATTCTGTTGTACCCATTTCTTTACATCATTGAACTTCTTTGTTTTCATAGCACCAACAAGAGTATCGATCTTGGCATCACCTAGGAGTGCTAGGATACCAGTGTCAATACTTCCTGATGAAGCATACCTTTGAAGTTCATTGAGAGTACGTCGGAAGTCTGGGTAGTATTTTTGTACAACCTCAGCAACAACTTTGTCGGAGAATGAAACCTTCTCAGAAGTAAGAATGTCACGACATCTTTCAAAGAATGATGCAGCAAGTTCTTGTTTGATCTTACCACGAGCATTGAAGTCGATAACAGTTGTTCGACTATGCAGGGGTTCGATTATCTTGTTCTTGAAGTTACAGGTAAAGATAAAACGACAGTTCTTTTGAAACTCTTCGATCGATGCCCTAAGGAGTAGTTGTACGTCGGGTGTCGTATTGTCTGCTTCATCAATGATAAGAATCTTGTGCTTACTAGAAGAAGTAAGAGACACAGTAGCAGCAAAGGATTTTGCCTGATTGCGTACAGTGTCCAAGAATCGACCTTCATCAGATCCATTGATGACATAAGAGTCTGCTCCTAGTTCATTACAAAGTGCTTTCGCAATAGTTGTCTTACCTACACCTGCTGTCCCAGAGAGAAGAAGATTAGGAATCTCCCCCTGCTCTAAAAAGTTAGTGAAGGTGTCTTTCACATTCTGGGGTAGAATACACTCGTCAATAATTTTAGGACGGTATTTCTCAACCCAGAGAAAATCATCATTCATTAGGTTCAAGTGCGATATAGTACTTGATGCCAGTTCCTTGGAATTTGGCAACGTTTTTACTACTAACAGATACATCATATGCACCTGCAAGAAGTTTCAAGTTCTCAACTCGGAAGCAATAACAGAATGTTTGATCTGTATTTCCAACCTTAACTGAGAAGTTATTAGAAGTTTCGTTCTTCTTGTCAGTAACACAGAGATTCATCTCCTCACCATCACCAAACAAACAAAGGTCTGGGAGTTGATAGATTGCTGCTGCCTTATTGAGTTGCTTATGGGTTTCAGAATCTAGGTGAAAGTGAACATCCATGTCAGGAAGTTTGATCTCTTCCTCAGGTGCCTGAGTAATGATTTCAGGATCAGCATAGAAGAACCGTGTCTTAGAGCGACCAACTTCATCACTAACGACTACAAAACTTTTGCTATTGGTGTCAATCTTTGGTTGATCGAAAAGAGAGAGACCGTTAACAAAAAGACCCAAATCATAAATGCTGATCTCAGATTCAAACTGTTCTTGAACTTCAGCAATAGCAAGAATGTTCTTGTTAATGCTCAGAGTAGAAATCGTATTACCTGGTTTGATAACGATTGATTTGTTGATCGCACAAAAGTTTTTAAGGACTTCAATTGTTTGGGGAGTGATTACTGTCATTGAGGATAGGTTTCGATTTCTTTGTCTTTTTGATTAAAATGGTAAAGGAGTACAGCGTAGTGCATGACCTTCAAGAGATCCATTTTTGCAGATCCCTTTTTGTCATACCGTGAAGCGTACTTAAGAATATTACTACGACAGAATGCCTCAGCGTCCCCACATGCTTGAATCAAATCGAGAGTCTGAATACTGTCATTACCTGAAGAGTAATGTTGACCATACGTCGAACTGATGTATGATCTAAGTTCTTCAAGTGTCGTATCTTCTTGATACTTCATAATATAGAAGAGGATTTAGTCCTCTTCATTATACTCTGTTTCTTCTCCTGCGTCAACCTTTGTATAAAGGTCTAGGAAAGATTGCTTAGTGTCATTGTCGAAACGGTTCACACAATGAGTAACTGCTTGAAGGCGATCACCGAAGATGGAGTATGCCTTAGCGATATGCACAAGTCTACGAGTAGTGATAACTTCATCAACACCACCATCATAGAATGTCTTACGGATAACACCTGCCCACTTGACAAGGTTCTCAGTAAAGTTTTTGTCACATCCATTGGCAACAAGAATCTTAGTCTCGATAGCAGAAGAAGGATACTCTTGCTCGATAGTGATAGGGAAACGCTCAAGGAATGCTTCATTCAATACATTAGTACCGACGAACCTACCATCATCACTGCCCTTACCTTTTGTGTTAGCAGTAGCGATAACTGTGAATCCTTTAGCAGGACGAACATACTTACCGATCTTCTTCAGATACACACCCTTCCCTTCAAGAACGGATTGTAGGCAGAGGATCTTGTTACTAGCAAGGTCAATCTCGTCGAGTAGCAGGACTGCACCCCTTTCGAGTGCTTCGATGACAGGTCCGTTATGCCAAACAGTTGACCCATCAACAAGACGGAAACCGCCAATAAGATCGTCTTCATCAGTCTCAATAGTAATGTTTACACGAATCAATTCGCGACCAAGGTCTGCACAAACTTGCTCAACGGACATTGTTTTACCGTTGCCAGAAAGACCTGTAATGAATGCAGGATAAAAAAGTTTAGACTTGATAATCTTTTTAATCGGTGTGTAAGTACCAAACTGGACATAGGAAGCATCTTTATCAGGGATGTAGGTTGGTTCTACTGCAGGTTGTGCAGCAGGTGATTCGTAAATTTTTTCGATCTGTTGAGTAGTAAGATTCCATTTGCCGATACCTGTCTTGTATTCTTTGAGTCTCCTGCAAGCAGTCTCATATCCAACTTTGAGGACCTTCGCAGCAGAACGAATATCAGAACAACCAACATCAGTACCTACCTTATTGGTAAGATAGTCAACGAGTTGTTCAGTAGTAACTGGGTTTGGAGCGAAAGTCATTGTATTAAAAGGATTGTTTGTTTGTTATGTACTTATTATAGCAGGTACTACTGCTGTGTGCAAGGTGTGTGTGCCACTTTGCTAAGTGTCCCATGGAGGTAAGAGAATGAATCATTCTCATCAGGATTGAAGTATCCATCTTTGTGCATATCATAAAAACATAATGCATCAAGGAGAAGTTTTCCATCCTGTTCGTTAAGTTCAATCTTCATGCTATTTGCTCGATAAATTTGTTTAAGATAGTCTTGTTACCCATCTTAGAACCCATGTGCTTTTTGAATGCACGTTGTAGTTCTGCCTTGGTAGCAACTTCACCTTTTTGGGAAACCGCAAGATCTTCAGATTCAGCACCAAGATTTCTATCAGGGATGTAGAAAGACTCAGAGAATCCTGCTTGCTTTGAGATAGAGAAGAACTTTTCCTTCTTCCACTTCTTGTCCATGTCAGCAGGTACAGTGTCTACGTTGTTACGAACTGCACGACCGAGTTCACTCTTACTGCAGATACGAATACCAATCCAGTTGTAATCAGTAATCTCTCTGTGGAAACCTACGATCTCCTTAGTTGTAGTGTAAGGACTGTTGCTGATCTTCTTAGTGAAACCAGTCTTAGGGTCACGAAGGAAAAATACCTTACCCATTTGATGACAAAGAGAAGATCTCTTCATGTATGGTTCGTAGTACTCAGAACCTGGTTCATACCACTCATTGAATGCCATCGGATTTGCTTCACCATCAGTAAGACAAACAACATTTACTTTTTGAATGTTCTCTTCTCTCTTCATCTGGTCAACAATTTGACGAGTGCAAAGAACTGCTTCAGCAAGTGGAGTACCGCCAAGACCATACTTGCATGATGCCTGAACATTGTATCCACCCATTGCCCATACCTGACACCAGACCAAGAACATAGACTTGTCAAGAGACTGTTTGTTCTGCTTTGAGTTGAAGAACTCAAGAAGTTTGAAAGACTCATGAA